TGATTGCAGATGGATTATTGACGGTTGTAAAATTTATTCTATATTTTATATTTACCATACCATTATGTGTTCCAATTGGATTGTTATATACGATTTTTCACATAACATGGATATCATTATTCGGTAAGGCATCATTATTTGGTATGTTAAATCGGGGCTTTTTAATAAGTAAATCGGTGGATAGTTATGAACTCGACCCCAATTTTATATGTAATGGGTTTGATAATAAAAATACATTCAATTATAATGAAGAATTTAGAAAGTCAAAATACAAATTAGTATATGGAATTCTAAATTTAATTATTACTTTACCATTGTTACTTGGTAAATTGCCATCATTATTATCTGAATCTATGACAAAATTTGGAATGCACGTGAATAGCGTCTATCCAAAACTATTATCAATAATACACGGAGGAGTTTCGTTTCTTATGATATCTCGTAATATATAAAATAAAATTCAAACAATAATCGTATCAAATTATATATATATATATTTTGATAATTAACTTAAACCTAATATTATAAATAACAATAATATAATATTTGACATATGGATTCAGTATCAGAATATAATCTCAAGTATCCATTTGTATCTGTATGTACTCCAACATTTAATAGACGACCATTTATAAGAACGATGATTGAATGTTTTAGAAATCAGGATTATCCAATAGACCGAATTGAATGGATTATCGTAGATGATGGAACAGATAAAATATACGACTTAATCACCCAATCCAATATATATCAAATACGTTATTTTAAAATAGATGAAAAAATGAAGTTGGGCGCCAAACGTAATTATATGCACACTCATGTACGTGGTTCAATTATAGTTTATATGGATGATGACGATTATTATCCACCTGAACGTATATCACATGCAGTCGAAATGCTTAAATCAAACCCAAATGCAATGTGTGCAGGGTCAAGTGAGATATATTTATATTTTAAGGGAACCGACCATAAAATGATACAAGCTGGTCCATATGGTCCAAATCACGCAACTGCTGGAACCTTTGCATTCCGTACAACATTATTAGATAGTACTAAATATAATGATGATGCATCTTTAGCTGAAGAACGTGATTTCTTAAAAGGTTATACTGTACCATTTGTACAATTAGACCCATTGAAAACTATATTGGTATTTTCACATGAACATAATACATATGATAAACGCAAGATGTTCAAAACAGCAGACCCTAAGTTTTTTAAAGAATCAACAAAAACAGTTGATGAATTTATACGCAGACCGAATGAATGCCATATCAAGCAATTCTTTATGACCGACATTGATAATTTGTTACAAAATTATGAACCAGGCTTACCGTCATATAAACCGGATGTCCTATCACAAATAAAAACAATTGAAGATGCACGTGATGAAACTATCCGTAAACATAATGAACAAAATCAAACACGACATGTTATCATGACCGAACCTGGAAAAGAACCTGTCGCATTAACACCTGAACAAATTATTAATATGATAAATAATCTAAAAACTGTAAATGCAAGATTGATAGAGCGTGTAACTGAATTAACCAAAGAAAACCTTATTTTAAAGTCAACCAACATGCCATTTATATCAGGTAACATTACATTGTAGAAATGAATATAAAAGCATATGTAATAATATTACATTATAGAAATGAACATAGCACTATGTTTTTGTGTGAGAAATTGTGAACAATATTTGAAAGAAATCTTTATAAATATAGACCATTTAAAAACATTAAATATAAATGTATTTTCTATATTTGTATATGATAACTGCAATGACAATACAAAATCGATTTTAGAAAATTATCAAATAAATACGGATAATGTAATTATTAGAAATATAACAAATAACAATAATCTTAGAACTGTACGTATTGCAAATGCAAGAAATGAATGTTTAAAAATTGTTTATAATGAGTTAACTAATATCAAATATCACATTATGATAGATTGTGATGATGTATGTACACCTCGATGGGACATAAATATTATCGATAAATATTTAAATAACTTTGATAATGATAATTGGGATTGCATTTCATTTAATTTAAACAATTATTATGATATATGGGCATTATTAGTTGATGATTTTAAACATCATTGTTGGGGATTTGCTGAAAATTCTAGTAAGGTAGTTAAAATTATGCGTGCCTATATAAATGATAAGTTAGCAAATTGTAAAACAAATAGCATTGAGGTTATGTCTGCATTTAATGGATTTTGTATATATAAAACAGACAGATTTAAAGGTTTTCATTATGATGGTTCTTATTCAAGTTTTGACCCATTAATCACAGACGTTGAACGAGCCAATGTTGAAAACTGGTTTAAAGACGTTTGTGATTTAAATGTTAAATGCGACAAGAATCGACAAGAATGTTGTGAACATTTATTTTTTCATCTGAATGCATTTAAACAAGGTCGTAAAATTAAAATTTCTAAATTCAATGTTATTCAAAATTAATATACATCGTGACATTACTACTAATATTATAATCAATTATCTTTTTTATAATATTATTAATGAAATTAATAAATACATATTGAGAGATTCAAACATATGTATTTATTATTTGTTGTCAAATAACAAGGATTATTATTATTATTTATGGTTCCTTCTCTCAATGTTTATTTTTGAATTAGTTAAATAATAATGAAAATATGAATTGTATAATTGAGAATCATATTTTGCACGAGATGAAATATTATTACAACTAATATTATAATTCATCATCAATACAATCATGAATGCTATATACGTCAGGTTTCACATTCTTATCAAGAAATCTATATATTCTCTTAATTTCTAATAATGATATATTATACTTATCAAATGCAAGTGAATCGTTATTATCGGTTACATTTGATAAATTATATTGAGTATTAAATAATCTATATTCAGTAAACATTGAAAATACATCGCGTTTATCTAAATCTAATATTTGAGATAAATAATAGATAAATTGTATATTATTATATTCAGTTGAATATTTGGTTAATACTTTGGTAAATCGTATATCAGTCAATTTATGATTGGATATATTATTTCCAAAATAATTATGGTATATGTGATTTGTATAAAACGTTTTAATCAGTGAACTCATTTCATTAAATTGCCATATCTGTTTTTGAAATGTAATTCTGTCGATATAATCAGAGAAACATATTATATTTAAAACCTTATAATATAATGGGAATGACATTTTATTACTATAATAGGACAATATGTCAATAATATTTTCATGCCATAATAATGCAACAATTGTTCTATCGGTTTCATTCATGTATTTTTCATGGGAATTAAATGTAGTTGCAGTTGTAAATAATGTTTTTGTTATTTGTTTAGAATCTTTATCGTGATGTTTTTCATTAAAAATATCTAATATTTTACCATCATTTAATAAATCTAAATTATTATGTATAACATCGTATACAAAAGCACATTTTCTTAAATCACCCTGAATATAATTTAAAATAGCATTTACATTTGATACATTCAATGTTTTATAATTAGGAGTATTATACAATAATAATTTATGAATTTGTTGACGGATTGGGGTTTTTAATTCAAATACATTGCATACTTTCATTAATTCTTTGATTTTCTTATCGATGTAATAATTACCGATGCATATAATAGGTGTTGTTGATGTATTTTCTAATTTCTGTTTCTTAGTTTTCTTTTGTCGTATGATTTTAATTAATGCAGTAATGCCTCCTTTATCACCATTATTCATTCCGTCAATTTCATCCATAACGATTGCAATTTTCTTCTTTTTTTTCGACATTAATTGTAACACATTATGATTTGATATATTATTACTTGTTATTATGTTAATTAATGATTTATTACGAACATCACCAGTGTCATATTTTACACCATCATAATCAATTTCATTCAATAAATTCATAATAAAATTGGTTTTTCCACATCCAGGTGAACCATATATATAGATTCCCTTTTTATATGATATGTCTTTTGATTTGCTATCAAATTCTAATAATATATTCTTTATTTGATTTGAAATATGGTCTCTATCAAATATTGAATTTATATTGTTCATAATAACGATTTACTATAATAACTCGTTATTTTTCTATCTCAATTTATACGAATGTTATTTATTTAACGTCCGAATGCACTGAAGTTAGATGTAATTGGCATATATGTTGAAGTTGGTTTATTTGTCAATTGACCTTGGTAAGAGTATGGATCAAGTACAGGTTTATTTTGTGCAGATTGAACTTGTGTATTTGATTGTGCATTTGATGGGTTTCCATTACTGTCTAATAATCCAGCGATTCCTGACCCAGCTGATTTTAATAAATCTGTAGTTGCACCGATTGTACCTGATATAACATTTCCAGTTGCATCAACTGTACTTGAAACTACATTTCCAGTTGCATCGACTGCACTTGTAACTACATTTCCAGTTGCATCGACGGCTTTTCCTGTAGTATCGACAATGCCTGATGCTACATTTCCTGTTGCATTAACTGCACCAGATACTACATTTCCGGTTGCATTAACTGCACCAGATACTACATTTCCGGTTGCATTAACTGCATCAGATGCTACATTTCCTGTTGCATCAACCAATGATTTACCTGCAGCTTGTAATGTTCCATTTCCCCCATTTCCACCGCAATTTGTACAAATTCCGGGGGTTTTACTACAATCTGGACATGCTGGACATGATGGACATACAGGTGGGACAATTTGTGTTTTTAAAATATAATCTCCATTATTTGAATAATATCTACTTGAATATGGAGTATTACGGTCATAATCACCTAGATGTCCAGAGAGATCATTTTTATTATAATTAATTGAATTATCATTATCATCATCATCGTCATCATCATCATCATCTGATTTAACTATCACACCATGTACTAATCCAGTTTCATTAAATCTAGCAACATTAATAAATTGGAATTTACCAGATTCTGGTCTATCTATAACTGAAATAATAGTGTTTTTTTTATAACGCATTGCAATTACTATATATTTTTTATTAGAAGCACTAGTAGGGTCATCTATAATCTTGCATTTGAAAGCTAGGTCATCAATGCAGGTTCCAGATGGACTTGAACATGCTTCAATATCAACATCCTTATCATATTTGACAAGGTTGTTTTTATATATATCATACTGTCTGTCATCGGAACTGTTATTGGCGTTACTCTTGTATACAATTGTATTTGCATTTTCAACATCAAAATATACATATCGAGCCACTTTAACTAAATCGATGTCTCCATTATATGAATTTATATTATTTGGCTTGTCATTTGTAAAAACACTATTATCGGGGGAGGAACCAGTTGAATCAGATAAAGATACTAACTTTGTATTTATTGCAATGTAAGTAACAGTGCCACTACTCGTAAATCTAAAACTAGATATATGTTTACTATTATCACTATTGTCGGCCTGTTCTATTACATGAATATATGTTTCAACGCCCCATGGAATATACAATACAATGTATTTACTAGATGAACCTCCAGTAATTGTGGATTTAGAATGATATATATATGAAGTATATGTGCTGAGTATATTATCATTGGATGCAGGCGTGCATTCTTTACCTGAACCACTTGCCTGGTTACAATTAGTGGTAGCGAGAGTAAGATTGATGCCTTTTGTACTTGTTGTCAATGGTCGTGTAGTAACGTGAAGCATTGACGGCGTTATGGTTGTTTTTCCAGTAGCTGTAGCTGATGTCCCAATAACTTCAATTAGATTTCCATTTTTAGTATCAAAATATAAGTAATCATTTAATTTAGTAACTTCGTAAACGCTAGCATCAGTTCCCCAATCAACTTCGTCTCCCCAATAACCTTCAATATTAACTTTTAGGCCTTCTTTGACTGTGTCGAATCCCTCTTCTGTATTATTGCAATTTCTACATATAAGTACAGTAATTACTAAAACTACTAATAATAGCATGAATATATAAAATGGTGTAAATTTCATTATTATATTTATTATACAGTATATATCGAAAAATAAATTGTTAGAAAATTGAAATATAGGTTATTTGAAATGAATTCGTATAAACACATACATCTAACGTATATATCATAAACTAAATCAATGCCAAAGACAAGTAAAATATTAACTCGTACATTCGATGATTTGAATAAATATGAATTGTCGATAGATGAAGCAGGTCGAGGATGTTTATTCGGTCGAGTATATATCGCATGTGTGGTTTTGCCTAAAATTCCCGAACAATTTGATGGAAAAGATATAAAAGATAGTAAAAAATTCTCATCTAAAAAAAAACTAAATGAAGTTGCTAATTATATCAAAGAAAATGCATTTGCATGGCACATTACATATTTGGACCAAATTGAAGTAGATAAACTAAACATATTAAAAGCAGTAATGAATGGAATGCATGAATGTATTCGAGAATCAGTTATAAAAATAAATAATATAACAAATATCCAACACAACATAGACGATTTTACTGCAATTATTGATGGTAATTATTTCACACCATTTCGTAAATTTGATGAAATTAGTCAAAGAATTATTGAAATGCCATCCGCAACGGTGATTCATGGAGACGATGTGTACATGGGAATTGCCGCAGCTAGTATATTGGCAAAAGATGCACGTGATACATATATATCACAACTATGTGAAGAATATCCGGAATTATCTACTAAATATGGATTAAATACAAACATGGGATATGGCACAAAGACCCATCTTGACGGAATAAGAGAGTATGGAATAACTCATTTACATCGTAAAACATATGGTATATGTAAAAATTCAAGTGTAAATGAGTTGATACCTAATGAGACACTATTCTAGGCGGTTTAAATCGTAATATATCTAATAGTCGAGTTGTGGTTGGAAATTCATTATTGCTGTATATATCTTGTAATAATAACCATTCAAACATTCCTCCATAGTAAATATGTACATTATAGAAACCTAACTTGGTCAATTGGTTATATTTAATTTCCATTGTTTTATCAAATGTATTTTTTCCATATATAATGATTTTTTTATTTTTTAAATCGTAATTATTAATCATATTATTAATTAGGTCTTCTTCATCCTTCCATAGAATTGTATTTAGTATTAACCATTCTTGTTCATAATGAGGTAATGTGTTTAATATAATACATGATGAATAAATTGCATCTTGAACATTTTCAAATGTAATTTGTTTGTAATTTACATTAAATAAATAATTAAACATAAAATCCAATATAATGATATACATAATATACATTTTATGTTGTTTTACAAGTTTGATAGTTCGCATAAAATTGATTGTTGATATTGATTTATTAATGTATGCAATAATAAATCAAAAAATCAATCAATAAATCAAAAAATCAATCAAAAATGGACTTAACTCAAAATAAATTAACACGTGCAGAATGGGAATCTCTTGAAGTTCCAGTATCTGCAAATGAACGTACTATATTAGACATGATTTCTACTGGATATAATAACCCAGATGTATGTATAAACGAAACACAATCTTTATTTTCATTCATTAAGATAGATATATCAAATGATGCCGAATTGTTCTTATACAAAACATACTTTGAATCGACTATATCCAAAATCGTGAATAAATATGGGAAAGATACACCATTATATGAATATATTAAAACAATCACTACAAAATCAACTGCAAATAAACACATTAAGAAAAGTGACATCATGCGTATTAAAAATTTAGAAGACAATATCAATGTGAATAAACCATTTATTTACGAGTTCTTATTAATCGAATTATTCGATAAACTATTACAAAATTTATATAAAAATAATAAACAATATTCATTCTATTTGTACACAATTATTCAATTAAATAAAGCAAATATAAAAAATATAAATAACCATGTGATGAATGTCATAAATGTGATTGTAGTTCACATGAATGAGTTTGTAAAATCAAGTGAAATTATATCAAAAGCATACGATTTCATTGAATTAAATAAATTCATCTTAAAATACGAAGATAAGACATTATTTTCACATCAAAAACAAATCTTTAACATGTTCAAAGATGACAATCATAAAATCGAATTAAATCGTAAAGCCCATGTCCGACCAATGTCATTATTGGAAGATGAAGATGAAGATGAAGATAATAATGGATATTGTGTTGATGATAATATTAATATATATCCTAAATTAATAATGTATACTGCACCAACTGGTACTGGTAAAACATTGACACCAATAGGATTATCTGAAGAATACCGCATAATATTTGTATGTGCTGCTAGACACATTGGAATGGCACTCGCAAAATCTGCCATTTCAATTGGAAAAAAGGTTGCATTTGCATTTGGATGTGATACTTCATCTGATATTAGATTGCATTATTTCGCAGCAAAAGACTATACCAAGAATAAACGAACGGGTGGAATTTGGAAAGTCGATAATGGAAATGGTACTAAAGTTGAAATAATTGTATGTGACGCAAAATCCTATTTAACTGCAATGCATTATATGTTAGCATTTAATCATAAATCTAAAATAATATCATATTTAGATGAACCTACAATTGCATTAGATTGTGATGACCACCCGTTACATAAAATTATACATAATAATTGGAAATTAAATTTAATACCAAATGTGATATTATCATGTGCAACCCTTCCTGAAATGGATGAACTTCAACCTATATTTGGTGATTTTCGAAATAAATTTAATAATAACATCAACACATCAATTATACATTCTGTTACAAGTTATGATTGTAAGAAATCAATACCAATTTTAAATAAAGATGGAATGTGCATGTTGCCTCATTATATGTATGAGAATTATACCGATTTATATAGATGTGTACAATATTGTATGTTAAATAAAACGCTATTACGTTATTTTGATTTACGTGAAATAATTGATTTTATCAAATATATAAATGAAGAAAAATTAATTGACGAATCATATTTAATAGACAATTATTATACTTCAACTATAAGTGATATTACAATGTATAGTTTAAAAGATTATTATCTATTAATATTATCGCACATTGAGCATGATAATTGGACCCAAATATATCAGCATATGAAAGGTAAACGTAAATACAGATTTTATGGTAAACGAGATGTTCCATCTTCTGGTGTATTAATTACAACATCTGATGCATATACATTAACCGATGGACCAACAATATATTTAGTTGAAGATGCCCATAAGATTGGTACATTTTATATCCAACAATCAAAAATAGATGCAGATATATTTAATAAATTAATGCAAAAGATTTCGTTTAATAATGATATTAATGATAAAATAGATAAATATGAACGCATTATTTCAGCAAAAGAAGATAAGTTGAATGATGACGAATCATTATCAAAGAAGTCATATGATAATGATAAAGTGTCCAATGAAACAATAACTATATTAGATGAAATAACAAAATTGCAAAAAAAATTACATTCCGTATCATTAAATCCGATATATATCCCAAACACCTCATTTCATCAAACTAAATGGACACCTAAAGGAATTGTACATGATAATTCATTTATGTCACATATAGATGATGAAACAAGTAAGACAATTATGTTATTAAATGTAGATGATAAATTGAAAATATTATTATTATTAGGCATTGGAATGTTTGTAGATACACCGAATATGAAATATATGGAAATAATGAAACGTCTTGCAGATGAACAAAAATTGTTTATAATAATTGCATCTACAGATTATATTTATGGAACAAATTATCAATTCTGTCATGGATTTATTGGTAAAGATTTAACTACAATTACTCAACAAAAGACATTACAAGCAATGGGACGCATTGGACGAAATAATGTCCAACAAGATTATACAATTCGATTTCGTGATGATAAAATGATATATGCATTATTCGCCAAACCTGAAGTAAATATTGAATCAAATAATATGTGTAGATTATTTAATTGTGATGATGAATGAATAAAATCTAAATGTTTATTATAAGATATATTCAAGTATGTAAAAAATATGTATATATGTAAAAAAAACAATTAATTATAAAAATAAAAATAATATATAAATTATTTTTATTCTAAATACACCAATTTAT